GTATACTGGAACGCGTAAGAACTGATGCTGTCTTAAGTTGTCTAAGGATTACTAAAGGTGTCTGAAGATGTCCCAATGTTTGCTTAATATTATATATGGTAAAGCCAGATAAATTTCTTAGGCTAATGTCTAATGTCCTGTGTTTGTCTTTAGTATTTACTGCCAGTAACCGAGGGATACATCATCCTTCACCTATGATTATCTAGTGATTACAACAGGTTAGCATTGATCGACCCTAGTTTTTTATAGGTTCACAGGAAATTAGACCCCCCGTACCCTTAAAATAACATCAATTTCAAAAAGAAGGCTAAAGGTTGTTCTTGTTGTTGTTGTTGTTCGGCCTTTGACACAAGAGCCACCCTCAGAAACACTAGCATAGCTAGTCCCGTAGCTCCGCTACTACCAAGTCAGGAACCCCAGATATGGCACTCGAAACAGGAACTTACATCAACAGCCTCAACGCCTCAAACCCAGCCTCAACAGACGGCTTGGCGCAAGCTGATGACCACATCAGACTACTAAAGTCTACCATCAAATCCACGTTACCCAACGTTACTGGAGCAATCACGGCTACCCAAGCCGAGTTGAACCTTCTGGACGGCGTTACGGCTACCACAGCCGAGCTAAATACCCTAGACGGCATTACGTCTACAGTAGCCGAACTCAACATACTTGATGGTGTCACTGCGACTGCGGCTGAACTAAATATAACTGATGGACTTACAGCCACCACAGACGAACTAAACATAACTGATGGACTAACAGCGACAACCGCAGAGTTAAACCATGTGGATGGTGTCACTAGCGGCATACAGGCACAATTAGATGCCCTTACAGCCGCCATAGCAAACAGTGATGCACCTACGGGTCTTGTGTCTTACTTTGCAAATACAAGTGCACCTACAGGCTACATAGAGTGCAATGGGGTGGCAGTTAGCCGTAGTACCTACTCGGCCTTGTTTGCAGTTATTGGTGTGGCATACGGATCAGGTGACGGAACGTCTACATTCAATGTCCCTGACTTACGTGGTGAGTTCATACGTGGTTGGGACAACAGTAGAGGTATAGACAGCGGACGTTCATTTGGTACCTCACAGGCTGATGCCTTCCAAGGACACGGACATTCCCTTGATTCACAGAGTAATGGTGGCGGTGGTGGTAATGGTACTTACGCTATGGGAGCCACACAGGTAACTGATAGAGTCGGTGTACCTGTATCCCTTTCTAGCTACGGCACTGTCCGCATTGCATCAGAAACACGTCCGCGAAACGTAGCCCTACTCCCTTGTATTAAAACGTAACAACTAAGGAAGCTATAGCCCATGACTAACCTCCCTATCCGTGGGCTTGGGTCTGTTGGTGTCGTTACAGACATCGACCCATACAGCCTACCCATCAATGCCTACACTAGAGCTAAGAACGTACGCTTTAACGAAGCAAAGGTAACTAGAGCACCCATATACAGAAGTATCTCATCAGGCAACCTAACAACCACACCCAAGTTTATCTATGGTGTCAGTGCCCTCACGGGATTTGATACAGTTATAGTGGTGGATGATACTTTCGACATCTTTGAGATGTCTAATGGTGTCCTATCACAGAAGTACAACAGTTCACTGTCTGCATCGTCTATCACACCCGTGACAGCCACGGTACTTGCAGACGTACAGTATATCAATAGAGCAACCACATCACCTGTACATAGAGTACCTACAGCAACCAACTTCACTACGTTACCTAACTGGCCTTCTGGCACAACCACGACAGCTATCAGATCATATGGTGACTTCTTACTTGCACTAGGTACAGTAGAGAGCGGCACAGCGTTTCCTAACAGAGTACGCTTCAGTGACCCCGTGTTAGCTAATCAAGTACCAAGTACATGGGATGCATCAGATTTAACCAACAGTGCTGGCTTCAATGACTTAGTGCAAATGAAGACCCCCATAGTCGATGGTGCTACTTTAGGCTCCAACTTCCTTGTCTACTCACAAGACCAAGTGTGGATGATGGAGTTTGTCGGTGGTGCCTTCATCTTTAACTTTAGGAAACTCTTTGATGACTCTGGTGTAATCAATCAGAACTGCATCCAAGAGATCGAAGGTAAGCACTATGTCTTTGATAGGGATGACATCTATGTGACTGATGGCAACACACGCCAGTCTATATGCGATGGTAGAGTCCGAGACTACATATTCAACGGCCTAGATAACTCCAAAGCTGACCAATGTTTTGTCTTACATAACTCTATGCTAGAGGAAGTATACTTCTGTTACCACAGTGGCGATGATATGGCTGAGTATGCAGATGGTGACGCATGTAACCGAGCCGCCGTCTACAACTACAAAGAAGACATATGGTCATTCTATGATTTACCTAACGTAGTTTCTGGTGCTGAAGCCAACGTAAACACAGCGTCAACATATGCAGACGCTACGACTACCTATGAAACTGTAGGTGGCTCATATCACTCTCAAGAAAGCCCATACCAAAGACATCCACTTGTTCTAGCAAAAGCTGGGGGTGGGGTAGCAAACAGCAAGGTCTATGGTATCGACTTGATAGAAAAAGGTAGTCTATCGCAAGCTATAGACACGGCAGTATCTAAGCCATTCTTTATAGAACGTGTGGGACTAGACCTAGATGAACAAGGG